CGCAACTCTCGAAAAATACGCCGTCAAAAAAGGACTTGTCCTTATTGACTTCGAATCCGAGAGCATTAAGAAATTCTACGACTCGGGCAGAGATATCCGCACCGACGATCAAATCGTCGCCATACACACCGACAGGGTGACCTGAGCCCTCGATTTCTTCAACAGCCTTACAGACCGCATAGAAAAGGAGGCTTTCGAGTTCAAACGTAAAGCCGTTGCCCATAGATGAAAATTTATGGTAACGCTCTACAATCCCATTCAGCCGATAAGAAGGCGAACGGAGCCTGTTTAACAGGTTGAACATCTCAGGTGGACAGAGAAGCTTCACAGCTCCAATGGATACGGTATCACTAGCCGCAGCCAAGTCAAGGGTAACTAAACCCCTGACCCACGCCACGCTAGCTAAGGCCTGATTGATCGACTGATCATCCAGGTCGATACCGACCCGCTTCAAGCGAGAGCGCAAATAACCGCCGGGCCCTTTCTGGAGATAGATATTTCCAGTGGGTTCAGCGCCTATAGTGCGATCGCCTTTAGCATCCTTCGAAACAGTAATCACGCGAGACTCGTCTGAAAACGATATCGCGTCGTCCGTGAGGACGGTAGGTCCGACGATGTCCGTTTTAAAAAGATGTCTCAGCCACAGATAATCTGTGGCTATGACAGCTTTGAAATACGGAGCAGCGCTTCGACTACAACTTACTGGGAACTGGGACATCTTATCCTCCCGACTGGCATCACTCCCCTTTAACGAGGAAGTAGAGCCAGGTCCCCACCCACAGTGCTCAAACAGCTGTGAAAACGTCGGTGTACCCCATATGCGTGCGATAATGTCCTGAGCCCTTTGCAAAATTGCAGGGTTCAGCTGGTTTAACCGACCAGTCGTTCGCGCGGAAGGTAGTATCCGATTCATCTCAGCACATTTGTCCTCAGATTTCCGAAATTTGAGGAGAGCCACATTGCGTTTGTCAATACCTGTCTTCAACCCTTTATACTTACGTAAAAAGGTATAGCATAGGTAATCCTTGGCAAAAGTGGCAGGGTCACTGTAATTCTTTGGGTCAATGTCGGCCTCGACCAGCTCTTTTGGAGCTGTCCGAAACTTCGACAACAGACTTAGGGAATATGGACTGTTCGTACGTTTGCAGATCTGTTCAAAAACAGATTCGGCATTAGGTGTCGTTCTCTGTGCTCTCATAAGAGACTTTCCTTTACTCAGAAGTAAGGAATACTAATAGATGGGACTGCTACCGAAAGTAATACATGAATACGGCCATTGAGGCCATAAGCGTGATTACGTAGGCATGCAGCTGATCCTTCATTAGTACAACGATGTCAGGTTTTGGACGATATCGACAACAAGCGCATTGGACAAGATATTCTTGCAATACGACAAATTGTCTTTACGATCCGCCACGACATCGCGAGACGACTGAATGAACTCGACTTTCACCCGATCAACGTAAGC